AATGCGGAGCCATAGCCATAGATGAGTGCGCTATCCGATTGTTGTTGCTGTTGCCCGGAGCGTCGTACGGATTGAGTTTGATGTGGTAGCGCACCACCGGGTTGTGGTGTTTGATCGGCAACCGTGCCAGATGATCAGCGAGGTCTCGGTGCCGATAAACTTGCGCGTTCCGGCCACGAACGCCGGTTGGGGCGGCCTGTTCGCATTGAAGAACAGGTCGTTCGCCACCCATTTGTTGAAATCGGCATAGCTGGCCACCGACCCATCGGTGATGGTTGGCGGCGTGGTGTAGCTCAGCGCGCCGGTGTACACCGTGTATGGCGGCCAGCAGGTGCTGGTGGTGCCGCTGGTGCCCCGGTTGCGGGCATACACCCGGTAGAGGCCCGGATCGAAACTGCTCAGGTCATAGCTGCCGCTCCGCACNGGGTTGGCGTTGTCGGCCGTGGCGATCAGCGTCTGGTTNGCGCCGCCATAGTCGTAGTACAGGTCGACCACCGCGTTGGTCCCGGCCTCAATGCAATAGTACAGCGTCTTGGCGTCGCTCCGCAGCAGGTGATAGCCGTCCCAGAGCTCCTGAGTGATGGTGTTGGTGCGTTGCCCCCCGGCGACCACCGTCCGCCACCGGTCGCACAGCCCGTTGAAATAGCGGTCATTGTCCAGTAGCACGCCGAGCTGCGCCCGACCCACCACTCCGCCGTTGACAAACGATTGAGGTGTCGTAAATGCTGGCGCCCCCATGCTCCTCCATTACCCCTGTACGGGCGGGTTTCTCGCGTCGTCCGCGACGCGCACCCGCCCCTACGCTCCTCCCGTAAGGGCGACGCTGTCTCCAGCGCCGCATGCCTCGCCCCTACCATTGCGTTTCTACGAAAACCTACCAGAACAGGTGCCCGTGCCCCGTCCCCGTCCCATATTTCGACGTGCCCAGGATGAAATAATCGGTCGCCGCGAACAGGTCCGCCGCTCGCATCAGCGTCACCGACATGACATAGCTCCCGCCCTCGATGCTGAACTCGATGCGGGCGATGAAATACGCCTCGTTGATGCCCAGATTGTCGCTCTCCACCACTGTGACCCGATCGCCCACCTCCAGCCAGGGCACCGCCGGCGCCCCGTCCAGGGTGATGACCTGCACCGGGTCTTTTAGCCGGGCCAGCAGGTAATCGCCGACCATCTGGGCGTGCCGATAACTCTGGATATAGGGCGACGATACCGGCAGCGTCCGCCGCCCGTGGTCGTCGATGCTGGCCGCGTCCTCCACCTCGTAGGTATTGACGTGCATCGAGATGACCGGCGNCCCCCGCAGTTGGAGGCGCACCAGGTAGGCGGCATAGTCGCTGTTGTTGTTGGTGATCTCCAGCTTGGCGTTGTGAGCGTAGCTCGTCATCGTGATGTCGATGTCATCGGTGATGTCAGTGCCGCCCGCGGTCACCGCCAGATAGTCGGTATCGGCCTCCGGCGTCTTCAGCGACGCCACCGGGTAATGGAACTCGGCCTTGGCCGTCACCGTGCCGCCCGGCGGCACGACGCACACCTCCGACGAACTGTGCACCACCTGCTGCACCGCTATGTAACGCGGATAGTATTGGACGACGATATGGTTCCACACATTCTCCACGTCGTAGCGGGGGTTGCACGCGCCAAAATCGTCGACGCTGAACGTAAACTGACTGACCGTCGGATTGTCCCACGAGTTGGCGTGGGGCCGCACCAGCCGCGCCCCGTCCCGAAAATGGAGGTCCCCGTCCTTGTCGAAAAAAAACTGCCCGCACTGACTCTCGGCAACGGCGTGGATTTCTTTCCACAGGTCGTCGCTATCCAGCGCCGCAAAGGGGATGATGAACAGACCCTCGTCGAACTCCTGGTCGCTCACCTCCAGGACGTCGCGGTCGAACAGCATCGCCAATGCCTGAAGATACTGCTTGGCCGTATAGTTGGTATACAGCACCGTCGATTGCTGCGACCCCGCGCTGTCGGCGCCCCGGTCGCGGATCTCGAACTCGACCGTTTTGTTGGCGTAATTCTCGGTCAATCCCGCCACATAGCCGGTGATCTGCCGAGTGTACTCGGGCGTCGCTCCGTTGTAATACCCTGCCTCGACGATGCAGCGGACGCCGTCCACCAGGCCATCGCCCAGATAGGCGTACAGCGGACCCAGTGGATTGGTAGGCGAGAACCGCCGCCCGGAAAAGGGCGCCGTGGCCAGCGGGTTCTCCATGATGATGAACAGCTTGTTGGACACGCCATGACCCACCGCCGCTGGGCTGTGCCGCCAGTCGGTAGCCTGGGCGTCACCGCGAATGCTGACCACATACGCCGTTTCGTTGGTCCAACTGCCCGTGGACCCAAACCCCGCGTCAGTCCAGTCGAACCGCACCCGGTAGCACGCCTTGTGCGCGACGGCCACCGTCGTGGTGGCCAGGGCGGTGCCGCTGATGTTCTGGCCCACTAGCTGACCTCCTCCACCTGCATCTCGACGTCATAGTGCAGCGTTGCCGAGCTGTCCGGCCACGAACTCTGATGCCAGGTGCCCGGACAGACCAGCACAGTGTAACTGCCCGCCTCCTCCGGAGGACTGAACGACTGCGACGTTTTGACCAGGTATTTGGTGAGAATGGTGGTCACCTGCGCCGCCGTCAACCCCCGCCAGCGCAGATGAAAATGGTAGCGGGTGGTCGTCGATTGCAGCCGAATGGATCCATCGGCCATCGTCAGAAATTTACCCTCGCCCACCGCCGTTTTTTCGCAGCCCTCTGTCCCCGCGATGGGGTCGGCCAGCGTGCTCCCGCCCAACGTCGTCGCCATCTGCCCCCCTACGGAGTCGTGTACCGCTCGTCGCGGATCAAAATTTTGGCCACCTCGGGCGCGATCAGCCGCGCCATTTTAATGACGTAATCGGATTTGTTCATCGCCTGCCAGATCCCCTCATTGATCGTGTCCCACAACGTCTTACCGCTCTCGATCAACCGCGCCCGGTTGGCCTTGATGCCCTGCTCCAACGTCGTCAGGAACGTGGCCACCAGCGGCGTCTGGCTCATGGCCGATTCCACCCCGGCCATCATCTGTTGCGCCAGCCCGGCCATCGCCGTGCCGCCGCCCTCCTCCTCCTCGGCCATCACCAGTTTGACCGGCAGCTCCATTGGCGCCGCGCTCAGCCCCAAGGCCTCAGCAACCTGGGATTTTGCCGCGTCTCCGCCCACCACCCCCTGCTCGATGGCCGCGTTGGTGATCATGTCCAGGCTCAGCTCCTGGGCCGCCTGGCGATTGAGATAGTCGCGCACCGATTGCACCGCCGCGTCGATATTGTCCACCAACAGGTCGGGCCGCTCCAACGCCCGGACCGCCTCCGACGTCCGGCCCGCCCAATCGCGCAGCGCCTGCTCGCCCGCTGCCAGCACGTCGGGCGGGATCTTGAGCATCCCCTCCCAGTCCGGGTGGGCGTCCAGCTCAGCGAACCCCCGTTGAGAAATCGCATCCAACCGCCGGGCGTTCTCGTCCCATTTCTCCTGGTAGGTCCCCTGCCCGGCCTGCGCCATGTCCAGCGCCGTCACCGACGTGGGCGTCAGAGCCGACCGCACCGCCGACCGCAAATCGTCGACCGCCTGTTGCTGCCGGTCGTAGCTCGATTCCCAGGCCGCTGCCACCTGGTTGGCGCGAAGCTTCTCCCGCTCGGCATTGTCTTCCCGCTGTTTGTCGATGGCCTCCAGCGCCGCCGTCCTGCCCGCCTCGTCCTCATAAGCGTCGGGAGTGCTCCACATTTTCTCGCCGGTGATCCGCGCCCGCGCCTTGCGCTCGATATTCTCATAGATCAATCCGTAGGCCACCGCCAAATCGCGCACCGGCCCGGCAGCTTCTTCCGCCGCCGCCCCCATCACGCCAAACCCCGTCGCCAGCCGCCGAGCCTCTCGGTCCGTATCGGTCTCAGCCGCGGCCACGGCCTGCAATGCCTGAGTCAGCGCCTCACTGTACTTCCACGCGCCAGACATGGTCCGCTCGAATACACGACCCTGCTCGTCGATGGTGACGTTCAGCGACTCGGCAAACCGCACCCCGGCCATACCGGCCTGAGCAAATCCCTGGGGCAGGTCGACATTCAGCGACTGGGCCAGCCGGATGATCTCCTCATCCGACGCCCCGGCCATCTCGCCCACCTGGATCAACTGCTCGCCGGTGAGTTTCATGTACTGGGCCATATCGACCAGACCGAACAGCGATTCGGCGTCGCCCCAGGTCATCCGCGCCTTGGCCTCCAGCGCCGCCTGGGCCATGAATTCGAATCCGAGGCCCGCGTCGAACGCCCCGCGCGCCGCCCTAGCCAGCTCGCCCTCCAACTCCGTGCCCATCGCATCCAACAGATAGGTGACCATCCGCGCCGCATCGCCCACCGCCGGGGCAAACTGTTCGCCTATCTCGATACGCAGATCGCGGAGCGCGGCGTTCATCTCGTCGATGGCCTGGGCCTCCACGTCGGTCCGCTCGCCCAGGGTCTGGAGCTGGCGCGTCATTTCCTCCTGGATCGATACCAACAGCGCCTGTTCCCGCGTCAACCCCTGGGTCGCCTGCAGCTCCTCGGTCCGCGCCGTCAGCACCTGGCGGCTCAAACCAAAATTGTCGGCCATGTTCAGGTTGAGGTTTTTGAGGAACTGGGTCATCTCCTCGACGCGCTGGCTGGCATCCAGGCTCTGGTTGCCCAGGCGGATGGCCCCCTCGACGTACAGCTCCATCTCCTGGGCCGTATCGGCCAACCCCATCTGCAACATCCGCGTGGCCACCTCGGTGGCCTGCATCTTGTCCAGGGCGCCCATCGAGGCGCTGCCGATGGCCTGCAAAAAACCGGCCGCTTCCTCCGCGCCGCCCGCAAACGCCTCCAGGTTGCCCGTCAGCGCCCTGGACCGGGCACCCAGCTCGCCCAACGTCCACGCCGCCTGGAGGGCCTCTTTGGCCAGCGCCGCAGCACCCATCACCCCCGCAGTTTTGAGCGCCACGCCCATCAGGTCCGAGGCGCTGGTTGCGGTTTTCAGCTCGTCGGCCATGCCCCGCGTGTTTTTTTGCGTGTCGCGGACGCCCCGGTCGAACTCGCTCTTATCCATCCCCAGCCGCACGAACAGCCGCGCTATCGCATTCCCTGTCGCCATGCGCTACCTCACCCCGCCGGCGCCTCTGGTGCCATCGCCGCGCCAATGGCATCGACGATTGTCAGAAACAACGGGTCGGCTCTCATTTTTCGCTCCACGTACTCGACCGTGTAGGAGGTGCCCAACACTCGATTCACCATCCGCGTCGCCACATAGGGCGCCGCCTCCTCCGGCAGGCGCGCATCTGGGACCGTCGCATCGGCGCCGTGTCTTAGCAGCCAGATGCTGTCCCAGATGCGCTCCCCTAGTTTTTTAGCGCGCCGTCCACCCAGGCCGCATAATCCCGGCTGAACTGCCGGTTGGCCCAGGTCAGAATCCCCGGATCGAAATCCTGGCGATGCTCCAGCCGATAGTAGTCCTCCGCCGTCTCGATCTCAATCACCTCGCCCTGGCCATCGTCGGTCAGCTCGGGCGGGATGATCACCCGTTCCCATTGGGCCGCCATGCCATAGTAGAACGCTCGCTCCCACGGCGGAGCCGCCGCCCGCGCCGCGGTCTTTTTCGCCTCGTCCTCGATGCCCGCCCAGGGCGGTTGCCAGTCGACGATGGGCGCGTTCAACAGCAACTCGATCACGATGCCCGCATAGGCCTCGTTCATTTCGCCCGCATCCACCTCATGAATCAGTTTCCGCAGTTTGATCGCCATGTCTCGCTCCTATGTCGTGCTGTACGTGCTGTCCGTCACCGACTCATAACTGTAGAATGACAGTTTCCAGCCCACCTTGCTCTGGTAGCCGGCCGTCATCTCCCGGTTGCTCAGTCGCAGATTGGTCACCGTCCGCATCGGCTTGCCTTGCGTTTTGCCCTCGGGATACAACACTCCCGTGTCCTGATCATTCAGCGTCAAACCCCGGACCGTCGAGGTCCCGCCCACAACGTCGTTGGCGTTCAGTGTGACCATCGTCTTGGGAGCCTTGGGCAGACCCTCGATGGTCTCCTGTTCCGTCGAACTCTTGTCGCTGACGTCGACCTGCTCCGCCTCCGGAGCATCCTCCGTGATCGTCACCTCGGTGTACTGACCCGACAGGTCGTCGCTGCCGAACTCGAACACCAGATCCTTCCCCAAATATTTCGCCATGCCCTACACCTCCTCCAATTCGATCCGATAGACGCCGCCCACATAGTGCAGCATCTGTCCATCCTCCAACACCTGTGTGTAATCCACAGGGTCCACCCGCGCCACACTCACCACCCCGTAGCCGCTCACCGACAGTGTCCCGGCCATCGCCCCGGCCATCGCCCCGTCCAACGTCGCGTTCAGGTCCAGCGCCGCCGACCGGTCGGTATGCACGGCCACCACCTGATAGTCGTACACGTGACCCCGTTTTTTCATCAGATACCAATCGTCGTCGCCGCCTGCCGCCTGAAAGACCACATAGTTGAACGTCGACCCCGCCGCCCGCGTGTTATACACCGCGCACGACAGCGCCGCATCCAACAGCCCAAACAGCGCCGTCTCCAGCAGTTTTTTCGGCTCAGCCATTGGCCTGCTCCCGGTGAAATGCCTCCGCCGCAGCCAGCCAGCCCACGAAATCCTCTTTGCCCCACGTGTACTTGCCCACGTGGCCAACCCACTCGTTGCGGTCGATGGCCGCCTGGAATCCCAGCTCCTTCACCCGCCAGTAGAAATCGATGTCCTGGCTGCTCCGACCGATCAGGTTGAACCAACTGAATTGCGACGGGTCACGATCACCCAGCATCGCCTCCAACACCTGCCGTCGGATGAACACCAACCCCAGCGCTGCCACATCCACCGGCTGCGTCCCCTCCAACCACACCCCACGCATATCGCGGTGCACCAGGTACCCCTGTTCGTTCGGTTTCTGTTGGAAGGTGCAGCCAATAGCCCGCGGCACCCCCCGCCGGTTGACGTACGAGGCGCACACCACATCGTATGGCCAGTTCTCTGGATTGAACCGCATCCGCCGCACCACCTCCTGGTCGGCCACGTGGTCATCCTCGATCATCAACAGTGTGTCGCAATCGCTCTGCATGAATTTGCGCACCACCCCGTTATGCGCCTCCGGGATCAGCACCTCGCCCGGCACATCGTGATGATTCAGGATTTCGTCGCCAGCCTCAAACCCCCCCAGCAGCAACAACGTCCACCACTGCCAGAACTCGAACTCGCCGTGGAAAAACGGCACCCCGACGCCCAGTCTCCCAAATCCCCGGGGGGTCTCCCGCGGCTCGACCACCGCCCGCGCCGCGCCCACAGCCTCCTCACCCAGCCCGACAAACTCGACCAGGCGGCGAACCGCCCCATCCGCCGTCACCGGGTCCACCAGCTCCTCGTACCGCAGCTCCAACATCGGAGCGTGCCCCTTTGTCAGCCGCGCAAACCGCGTCAGCCGCTCGTCATATTCCGCCAGGACGGGCAGCCAGTCGCTCGGCGCGCTCTCGATCTCGTTCATCAAACCCCGCGCCGCCGCGTCCCGGTCCCGCCGCACGATCACATACTGCGCATCCACCAGGCGCGCCCGAAAGACATCGACCGTCAACGCCGTTTGCACATCGGCCCACACCGTGGCGACCCCGGCATATTCGGCCATCACCGTGGCGATCTCCCGACGCAGCGCCTCGCCCGCCGTCCAGATCGCCCTCTCTGGCGGTGGCGCTTGCCAGTTGCCCCCAGCCAACCGCAGGAGGTAGCCGTTCAATTTCTCCAGGCCCTCCCCGGCCAGAGACGCGCCCGCCGTTTTCAGCATCCGACCCACCAGGCCCACTCCGCTGCGGGGCGCTCCCATCACCACGATTGCCGTCATCGCTCCCCCAACTGTTCGAACGCAGCCTCCAACGCTCTCACCAGAGATCCCCGCACCGAGTTCAGCGCGTCGCGCGCGAAATGGCGTCCAGGATGATGGATCGGCTCCTTTAGCCTCTGAAGCGCCTTCGCTGGCTGTTTTGGATCTGGTGGAATACGCACGTGCGTCTGCACCCAGCCCAGCTCGCCCAGGATCGCATATTCGGTCGTCGGCCCAATATCCCGCGTCAGCGGTCCCGGCTGCTCCACCTGGACGCTATTGACCGTCGCTCGCGTGTCCACGTAATCGCGGGCGATGATGTTCAGCTTCATCTTCTTCTCCACCGCCCGCGCCGCCGACTCCAGGACCTCTTCGCACAACCGCCGCGCATCCTCCGCCAACGTGCCCAGCCCCAGGTCCTCGAAAATCACCTCGTTCCTCGACATCCTACACCACCTCGACCAGGTCGACCCGCGTCGCCGTCTCCCAGCTCGTCCCGGTGTTGACGCCCACCACCTCGAACGTCCGCGACCCGACAATCACCCGGTCGCTGCGCTCGATGACCTGGTCGTGAGCCACCGTCAACACCCAATCGCCCACCGCCGCCGGCCGCTCCCCAGCCCACCGCTCTCGCTCCGACCGCTGGCCCAGGCGGCAGGCCACCCCTATGGCCCGATTTGCCCAGGTCCTCGTCGGCTGACCGATGGCATCCTGGCCCGCCGTCGCGCTCTGGATCGTGCACGTATCCGGCAGGAGGTCCTCCTGCGCCGCGCGCATCGCCGCCAGCAACCCCGCATCTACAACCATGAATACTCCGTCGACTCCTCAATCAGCGCGCCCATCGTCATCGTTCGCGCCCTGGCCACCACTGCGCCGCTCAGCCCCCATGCCGACTCGCATTTCCGCTTCTGCCGCTCATAGCGCGCCAGGCAGGCCGCGTGCTGCATCGACAATTTGACCGACGAACCATCTGCCGTAAAATCGACCCTGACTGCCAGCGCATCGAGGATTCTCTCCAGCGCGTAGAGTTCCACCAGATCGTATATCTGCGTTGCGTCATCGTCGGTCAAACTGTCCACCGAACTCAGGCCTATCTCCCGCAGCGATTTGGTGATCGCATTGCCGAAATCACCGAACGTATCGCCGTTGCCTGCCTCCAGGCCCGTCGCCGTCAGATATTCCGCAAACTCGGCCTCGATCCAGGCCGCCAGATCGCCGCGAGAGATGGACATGGCCCCTCCTAATTGTTTTTCAACGTAATTTTCACAGTCGGCGTGAACCGAGTTGTGTCACTGACCGCGAAACTCACCCGCAGATACTCACCGTACAGCGCCGTCCGGCTCATCGCATACCCCGCCGTATCAGTCGTGATCGCCGTCATGGCTGTGCCGCTGTACCAGAATACCCCATCCGGCGAGTGTTGGAGCGTCGGCGTGATTTTCGTAGTAGCCGCCACATCCAGACTCACGAACACGTCGCCCACGCCATAGTAACGCGACACCACGTAATCGCTGTTGTGCGCGGCTGCGTATCCCGAGGCCCCGTCGTCCAGAATCTCGGTTTTCACCGCCACCACCGACTCGGGCGACGGGTCCGTCGCAAACGACGGCGCAACCGCCACAAACCCCATCAGCGCCAACGCCAACACGACCACCAGCGCCAGCATCCCTCTGCTCAGATAACCCCTCATGGTTGCTCCCTCCTCATTGTTCAGGTAGAGATAGGGGCGGATGCCACCACCCGCCCGCTCTATCGCCTAGATTCCCGTCGGGTCGGTATAGTTCGCGTTGCCGCTGATCTGCACGCACGCCCCGTTCAGCCGGTGCCGCGCCCCAAATCCGCAGATGCGCCGGAAGAACCGATTCTGCAGCGGGAAATGATTGTCCACTGTCTCCTGAGCCGCCAGATGAAATCCGCGCAGCCGATCGACGGCCTCCTCGCGCATCCCCAAAGGCGCGGCCCCCTCCGCATCATACACGAAAAAGTACCCGGAGGGCACCCACGGTTTCAGCGCGACCTCCGCTCCCTCGCAAAATCCGATCGCGTCCGCATCCGACAGGCCCAACGCCTGGGCGTTGGCACTGCCCGGATCGACCTTGGCCGGATAGGCCAGCGTGAAATCGGTCAACGCCTTCACCGCCGTCTCCTGCGCTTTGTTGAACAGCACCCGCAGGTCACCGCTCAGCCCGTGCTCGCTCAACAGATCGCACGCGGCCTTGATGTCGCCATCGGCCAAAGCGGCGGCGCCGCTCGTGATGTAATGCGTGTGCGTGGCCCCGTCAAAACTCGTCTCGAAATAGTCCGGAATCTCCGAACTATCCGCATTGATCAGCCGGCGGATAGTCAGCGAACCGTGCTGCTCGTCAGTGAACGTCCAATTGGACGAATTGAACAACGCCCTCCGGATCTCCTTGATCAGCGTTCGCTGATCTTTGGCCAGCGCATCATCGATCTGGCGGCTCAACTCGCCCACACTCAGTTTGGCCAGCGCCACATCCGTCCAGCCCTTGTTGTCGCTCAGCGTTTTCAACGGATAGGCCACCGACCAGCCTGGCCCCAGCCGCGTCACCAGCGGCCGCCCATACTCATCGACCTCCTGCAGATAGCCCGAGCTGCCGCCCTCGATGTACTCGCTAGGCACCGTCACCGGCGTCACTAGCAGGCCCATCATCTCCTGCACCATCGCATTGTGCTGCGCTAACACATCCTCGATCACATCCAGCAGTTCGCGGCTGGCGACCCTCGACCGGATGCTCCGCCCCCCACTGGTAATGGTCAAAATACCCGTATAGTACCGTCATCTCAAACCCTCCTCACTCAGGTTAACCCCACGCCTATCGCGCGTCCCCGCGCGCCGTCACCCCCGCGAACGCGGGGGTCCATCTTATGCCGTGGTCGCCACGTGCTCGATCTTCACCAACAACAGTTTGTCTGGCGTCAGCGATGCCAACCCCGGCACCACACGCCCGATGCATACGTTCACCGTGCCATTGGCGTCGGCCAATGCCCCCTCGGTATCACTCAGATACACCCGCGCGCCATAGTTCAGCCCGCTCAGGTCGATTCCCGCCACCAGGCTCCCATCGCCCAGGATGGTCACCGCTCCATCAGCCGCCACCGCCTTGGCGGCCAGACCTACGATCCCTGCCGTCCCGGCGCCGCTCCCGTCGCCCTTGGTCGCCTTGCCGCTGGTCCCATGCAGATACACCGGAGTTAGCGCCGTCAACGCGGTCGCCGCAATCGCCGGGAAACTGTGCCCCACAATCACTGGCTTGGCATTCGCTGCCGTCACCGTCAAATCAGCCATCTCGTATCCCTCCTGTTATCCTGTGAGAGGGAGCGTCTCGCGCCCTCCCCTGATTCTACATCCGATAGCGGCCCGCTTTCCGCAGCCGCCGATTCACATCCTCCCGCAATTTCTCAGCGCCCACGCCGCCCGCAGGTTTTGGACCTGCATTCCCCGGCGTGCCCGGCGAGCCGAACAATTGCGGCTTTTCCTTTTTGAGCGCGTCCAACGCGGGCTTGACCCCCTGCACCTTCCCGTCGTCGCCGATGGTCAGCGCCGACCGATCCACCAGCGCCCACGCCACATCTGGATCGCAGCCCATCTCCTGGGCCGCTGCCGATAATACTCCCCGCAGCGCCAGCTCCTGCAACCGCGTCTCCAGCTCCTGCACCTTTTCCTGCGCCTTGATCAGATCCGCCTCTTTTTTCTCCAGCGCCTTGGTGTGTTCCCCGCGGAGTTTCTCCAGCTCCGTTTTCTCCGCCTCCTCTTTGGCCGTCCACGGCTTCCGCCGCTTTCTTCAGCTCCTCCAGGTCCCCGTATTTCTGCGCAATCTCGGCCAGTACCCGGTCCCGACGCCTCCGACCTCGTCTTGCCCATCAGCACATTCACCTGCTCCTGGCTGAATCCCAACTCGCCGCCCGCGCCATCTNCCCCAACATTGCCCCCGGTGGGTTCCGTTTCCTCTGCCATACTCTCATCCCTCCTAGTTTTTTACCGCCTGAGTGAGGCGTAAATCAACGTCATTCCGTGGGGGCGCGTTGCACGCGCCCCACGCGCCTATCCCCCCAATAGCCCCTTCACACTCATCTCCTGGATGATCTACCCCCCACACATCATCCACTCGCGAGCCCACAAAATCCTGCACCGCAATTTTCCCGGCCTTGTAGGCCTCCCATGCCGACTCGCTTCTCATAAACCGCTGCTGTTCCCGTTCCGTCAGCCCCGCAAACCACTCCGGCCCCTGTGGAATCGACTCCAGCGGAGGCCCGGCCACATTCAACCCCAGCTCCTGGTAACTCACCGGGTTCGGCACCTCGACACACCACCCATTATGATGATCATTCAACCGCTCGCTCACCGGATGGACACTCCCATGCCGCGCCACACACGCCATGCACGTCCCCTGCGGATCCAGCGCGCTCACCCACGTCCAATTCGGCACGATCCGCTGATTGACCACATACGCCATCCGGCTCGCCTCGCGATACGCATTGATCTGCGTCGTCCTCGCCATCCGCAGCGCATCCGTCAGCGCCATCCCCGTCTCCCGCCGCAGCGCCGCTCCCAGCGCCCGCGGCGAATATCCCACGGCGATGCTCTCCTCCATCGCCCGCGCCGCCCGCAGCGCCGTCTCCGTCCCCATTTTGGCCAACCGCTTGGTCAACGGCGAATCGTCCGCCAGAAATCCCAACATCACCTCGACCGCGTCCCGCGGCACCGTATTCCACACCGTTCGCAACATCCGCTCCGGTAGCAGCGGCAGCCGCGAGGCCGTCAGCCCCAATGCATCCTGCTCCGCCGCCGCCACCGCGTTCTCCATCAACGTCCCCAGCTCCATCTGCAACGAGCCGCCGTAGCGGCTCACCTCATCCTGCACCTGCCCCAACAGCGCCCGATACCGCTCCTGCCGCCGCAGCCAGTCCGTACCCACCTGCTGCCCAGCCGCCTGCGCCGCCGCAATGTCGGCCTCCAGCGCCGCCAAATTGTTCGTCAGCGACCGGTAAATCCGACCGTACGAGCCGATCAGCCGTTTCAGCGCCGCGTCGTTCTCCGCCCGCAGCGCCTTCCGCAACCGCATCACCTCGTCATAAATCCCCATCTATTGCCAACCCATTCCTGTACGAGCAGGTTCCTGTATGGGCGGGTTCCTGTACGGGCGGGTCTCAGACCCGCCCTTTCCTGCCCAACCCGTTCCTGTACGGGCAGGTCTCAGACCCGCCCCTTCCAGCCCAACCCGTTCCTGTACGGGCAGGTTTCAAACCTGCCCCCCCTACTGCCCCATCTCAAACGCCTTCAACAACTGGCTCCCCAAATCCTCGCTCGCTGCCCGTTCCTCGGCCAGCTCCGCCTCGATGCGCCCGATCTCCTCCTCATCGTAACCCATCTCCCGCCAGATCTGCCGCCTGCTCAGCGTCCCGGCCAGCGCCTGCGCTGCCTGGCCTCGTTGCAACATCGCCTGCGTCCCCTCCGACTCGTCCTCCGGTAGCACCGGCCGCTCTCCAAACTGGAAATCCAGCGCCCCCGAGGCGTACGACCCCAGGTCGATGCCCGCAAACTCTGGCCCGTATCCGCGCCAACCAGCAATGCTCAGCGCCATCTGGATCGCCCGCCGTTGCGCATCGTCGTAATTCGCCCGCGCCTCCACCACCAACTGCTCCGCGTCGGCGAAAATCATTTTCACCGCCCGGCCCGTCACGTCCCGCACCTGCTCCCGCAGTTTTTTGATCGTCAGCTCTGGATGGTCCCGCTCCAACTCCTCTAACTGCGATTTGATATTCGCCAGCGCCGCCTCGATGTTAATATCGTACAACAGCGCCTTGATGTCCACCTCGTTTTTGGTCGCCCCTTTGATGGCCACGATCGGCGTTTTATCCTGCCCACTCGTCAACGAAATATTGCTCGGATCTACCCCAATGAACGCCCACGGTACATTGATCGCCTTTCGCACCTGGTCGTTCAACAGGCTCGCCTGATCGTTCACCTCGTGGATTTTCTCCAGCGTCGCGTGGTGCGGCGCCGACCCAAAATCCCCGCCCAGGTCCAGGTGCCGCCCGTGCACCATCGGCACGAACCCGTACGGATTCTCCCACTCGGCAGGATTGTCCCCGTACGCAAACGGCGCATCGTCGCGGAACGTCCGAAACGCCGTTTTGTCCACCGTTTCCCGGTATCGATAGGCCGTTTCTCCCTCCTGCACCTGGTACTCCAGCGAATACGCGATCACATTCCCGTAATCGTCGTGATCCACCGCCGTCACCAGGCCCGGCCACACCACCTGGAGCACCGCCTTCTCTCGCCGCGGGTCATCCACGATTTTGATAAACGTGTCTCCCAGCCCGGCCCCGTGCCGCACCATCAGCGATTTTTTGCTCTGCCAGTTGCTCCACAGCCACACCTGGCCAATCGCCCCTCGCAGCCCCTCAATCTCCGTTTCAATCGGCAGCGCCCCGCGATCCGGCCTGGTGCTCAGCACCCCACCGACCACATATTGCACATAAAATTCGACGATCCGGCGCACCGGGTTGTAAATGCCGCGAATCCACTGGTAATAGCGCCGGTCCGACTGATAGCGCTGCATCACCGCGATCACATCCGCATACGCCGTGTTCTGATACAACGCCCACAGCACGTCGTAGCGGTCCAGCCGCGCGCTCGAAAACGACGTCGAACCTCCGCCGCTCTCTGGATTCATGAATCCCATTCTGAACCCCGTCAATCCGCTCACCAGCCTGCTCCAAATCGTCGCCACACTGTGCCTCTCCCCATGCGGACCGCCAGCCTCTGGCTGGCTCCTACCCTCGCCACCCGGTCAGTGCCTGCACCACCTCGCCGCTCACCGCCTCGATCCGCGCCTCATTCGCCACACCCAACATCTGCATCCCACCAACCACCGTATCCACCTGGTCGTCCTGGCTCCCACTCGGAAACTCGTCCGCCTCGTCCAAAAACGGCCCAATCCAGGCCCCAGCCTCCAAATTGTCCGCCGCCTGCGACCCGCCTCCCTGCCGCAGCCGACTCACCACCAACTCGAAAATCCGGCTGCCTCGCACCAGACATACCCTCCCTGCGTGCGCCCGCGTCTGGAGGGCCAGCGCCCGCACCTCTTTCGGCCCGCCCTCGACGTTCACCGCCTCCAGCGCCACCGCCAGCAATTCCGGATCCCTCAAAAATTCCTGAACCGCGGTTTTGCCGTGTAATTTGCTCTCTACCCCGTGCCTCACGCCCACGTCCACCAGCATCGTCGTTTTGATCACCGCCTGTGCGTCCGGCCACTCCCACCGGCCCCGGATCATATCTCGCACATACACCGCCCCCTGGCCATCCACCGCCACCGCCGCCGAACACGTATAACTCGGATTTTTCCGCTCCAGCCGGGCCTCCTCCGCACTCACCTGCGCCAGGTCCCAATACCGCACCCACCGCAGGCCCGCCGGCGCCTCACCCTCATCCACCACGCGGAACCAGCCCCGTTGGAACATCTGCCCCTCGCGTTTGCGCGGCCACTGCTGGTACAAACTCGGCCAGTTGTACGGCCCCACGCTCACCCGGATCCGCTCCAACGCCTCCCGGTCGTGCAATTCCGGCCACAGCGGTTCCCCCACCTGCCGGCCCAGCATATCCTTCTCGGGCAACCACGGCTCCCGCGCCCGTTCGTCCCGGCTATACTCCTCCGCCAGNGCNGGCANCATCAGCACCCGCCACTGNTCCNCNGNNCCCTCGCNCTCGTCCNCCGCCTGCCTCAGCAGACGGCCCGCCAGGTCATCCACGTGCCAGCGCGTCATAATCACAATCGCCGCCGATCCCCGTTCCAATCGCGTGTAGGCCGTGCTTCCCCACCACTCCCACACCATATCCCGGTACGTTTCGCTCTCGGCCTGTTGCCGGTCCTTCACCGGGTCGTCGACGATCAACAGGTGCGCCCCGCCGCCGGTAATGCCGCCCCCCACACCCGCGGCCACCATACCCCCCGCGTGCCCGGCCAAATCCCAACCCTGCACGCTCCGGCTTTCCCGACTCAATCGCACCGAGGCCTCCTGATCCACCGCGCTCTGCAACCCAAATAGTCGGCCATATTCCTCTGTCGCAATCAGGTCCCTCACCCGGCGCGAAAATTTGAACGCCAACTGCCCCGCGTACGAGGTCAGAATCACCCGGCTCTCCGGATTCCGGCCCAAAAACCACGCCGGGAAAAAACAACTCGTTGTCTGCGATTTCCAATACCGGGGTGGCATAAACACCATCAAACGGCCCGTCCCCTCGCGCCCCCCCGTCGCCACGTACCGCTCCACGTCCTCCAGTGTCCGCGTCAGCAGCCGGATGTGCCGGGCCTCCAACGGATACTGGGCCATCATAAACTGGCAGAACGACCCAAATCGCCGCCGGGATTTCTCCCGCCGCGCCTTCTCCCTCAGCGCCTCCGCCGCCAGCTCCCCCCTACTCGCCATCCCCGTTTACTCCATCACCCCGTCATTCCCGCATCGCCCGCCCCGCGCG